GCGGGCCGGCCTCTGCCGGGGCGGCCAGTAGTCCCTCAAAGCCGCCGCCTTCATCTGCGGCTGGCTCTGCTGCCGGAGCTTCGGCCGGGGCCCCGGGCATTTCAGCGCCCGGTTCGGCGCCCATGTCGCCCATGTCGCCCATGTCGGCGGCCATATCACCCATATCGCCGGCGCCTGTTGCTGCGCCCGCTTCAGCGCCTGCGGCTTCAGAGGTGGCGGCTTCGGCGCTGGCGGCGGTGGCGGCCTCAATCTTCTTGTCGTAAAAACGCTCGCGTTGATTACGAACAAACTCTTCTTCGGAAATATTTAACATATTTTTTGCAACCCAGCGATTACTAAAGAATCTTGCCACTGCAGATTCAGATAGCTCAAGTTTTGTTCTCCAGTGTTCAAGCTCTTGCAGTTGGGCAATTTTCGAAGGGTTGTGTAAACTAAACTTAAAGTTAACCAAATCTTCCCCTCTGTATCCTAACGTATACAAATGTACGATCGCCAGCTTTTCAAGTTCAGAAACAATTGATCTCTGTAATCTTTGGATTGTTCTTGCAAATCTAATATCTTTTTGTGCTAACGTTGTTTTGTCCTCTTCCCCACCTTCGCCGCGAATCAGGTAGGACATCGGAATTTTAATTGCGGCAAACAACTTGTCTCGCAAATATTTAACATCGTCAATATCATTCGCCCATGATGTCCCTGCTAAAGTTTCAATCTTGGTGCCGGATGTGCCTCCGCGAACAGGGATATAAAAGTCTTCCTCAATTGAGGCCGGATTATATCTTAAATCAACTTGGCCGGTCTTTGAATCCACCACAGAGTGTCTTTTCATCTGGGTCATTGCTTTCTGCATAAACTGCTCTACATCTTCTGGATTAATGCCCCCAACATCAATATAAAAAACGCGGCGGTCGGGGGCACGAACAACTCTATATGCCATCATCGCATCTTCCAGAAGCACTAGCTGTCTCCATATTCGTCTTGCCGGATCAAGCACGGAAGTGCCATATGGGGAATACTTGTTGTTCCCCAATACCCTAAAGTGAGCAACTTGCCAATTTTCCAATGTCATCCCGGCAGAATTCCACTGATATTGGATATAATTTGGGTTTTTCTTATCCTCCCCCTCTAGCCTCTCAAGCTCGCCAGACGGAAGGCCAATAACATTTTTTATTCCCAGTTCCTCATCAATGTCTAAATAAAGAAAAAAGTCGCCATATTTAATGGTGGCGCGTGCCCAACTATATAAATTATATTCAATGTTTAGAACTTGATAAAATAATATATTTAAAATTTCTTTAATCTCTTCGTTTTTGCAATCAATCTCAAGCATGGTCTCTTGCTCAGAGTGGGCCGTAATCTCATCTGCATATATGTCCATCGCCGAGGCTAACTCGGGAGTGAATTCCATTTGGTCAAAATCGTTATATCGTTCAAGCCGACTTTGGTTGAACATAATTTTGGCCATTATATTATCAAATGGATTATATGCTTTCTTCTTAAACTGCTGACCAGATGCAGACTTAAAAGTTTTAGCATATTTATCGACACCTTGTCGTTTATTTGTTCGCACCTGCTGGCGTCGGTAATTAACAATTGGCCCAGACAAAAGACGAGTTAATCTTTTAAACAACTCCGATTGTGCATTTCTTGGGTTGTTTTGTATTTTATTTCTTTTGTCTGCCATATTAAATCATCCTATTTCATAAAAAATGGTAAATTATTAAAGCTGTATGAACCTTTTTTATTTTTATTTTTATATCCAGCCATGCCTTTAATTTTTGTATTAAAACTCATTCGTGTTGTCATTATACCACCAAGCAGTGCTTTTTTATACTCTGTTTGTTTATAATTAGCAACCAAGGCCGTTTCCCTAATCCATGAAGCAATCGCACAAGCCATAACCAAATCATCATTGTATCCGCGCATCGCTTCTGCTTTCCCGTTGTTCCAAACAAATGTTTTAAATTCGTTAATTAATCTCACAGAATTAATTTCAATATTATTGTTACGAATAAGTTCTTCTAGCTTCGCAATAATTAGTGGCCTTGTTTTAACGGTAGTGGAAAATCCCGGGGTAGCCGTTGTTTGGTGCTCTGCTAAATATTGATCTACAGCTTCGTGTGAGGTTTTTCGCGACCAATAAAGATTGGGGTGTTCCATGTCTCTAAGTTTATCTAGAACAGACATTCCAATAGAATTATTTTCTACAATTGTCAAACAAAACCCGTACTCTTTGCTAGTTTCGTAAATCAGCGATGCAAACATGTCTAGGGGGACTTTGCCCTTGTATTCAGCAACTTGTTCCATTGTCTCGGTGTTAAAGATGTGGAATGTTGAGCTATCCTTACCGTCACCCCTAGCAACATCTGCAGTTAAGAAATATTTCTTTTTAGGCTCGTATGTCTCCCAAATCCACAAATTTCGGTCAAACCCAGTTTTATAAATTGGCTCAGTAATTTTTTTATTGAGAGTCTTTAGATCATCTCCTGAAAGTAGGGTTTCACCAGACATATTAAAGTTACACAACAACTCTTGAGCAACTTCCCGCTTAGACATATTCTTGGTTTCTTTTTCAAACCACTCTTGATCGCGGTCTGGGTGGACATCCCATGGCAGCCTAATTGCATTAAAATTATTCATTTCCTGCTCTGCTTCGCTATACAACTTATGAAATAAATTCCCAACACCAAATGGAGTAGAAGCAATAATGCAATCACCACCAGTGGACAGCGTTGGTAAAAGGCCGGCCCAAAGCTCACTCATATTTTCCACAAATGCCGCCTCGTCAACCACAAGCAAAGAAAGTGCTTCAGAGCGGCCGGCATCGCCTGATGTTGAAATTGCTTTAACCTCGCTTTCGTTGTCTAATTTAAAAGAGTTTCTATTGTCGATAACAATTTGTGAAATCATCATCCAGTTTGGTAAAGACTTCATGGCCAGCTTAACTTTTTTAACTAAATTTGCTGCCGTACTTAGTTTTGTTGCCATCACTACGACATTTTTGCTACGGTGGAATAACATTAGCCAAGCCACATAGCCAGCTATTGTAGTTGATATGCCAAGCTGCCGCGCTTTTAAAACAATATTATAACGATGATCTATAAAATCTTTTACTGTCTCTTCTTGAAATTTATACAGCTTAAAGGGAATGAGGCCCTTCATTGGATGTGCTATTTTTATGTAATTGTTAATAAAATAAACGGGGTCTTTGCCACATTTAAGAAGCTCTTTTCTGATTTCTGTTTTGGTTAAACGATATTTCATTCATTTTTTATTAAGTTTGTGTATCAATTTTTTCCTAGTTTTAAAAACTTTTCAAACTCCTTTTTACGGTAATCGTCGCTTCTTTCATTTTTTTCTACATCGTGCACATCTTTAATACCGCCCACTTCATACCACTTATTTGATTGTACCCAATTGCGAACACTGTTCATCCTCTGAATTATAGAGTCGGCTTCGCCTTGCGAAGTTAAAGTTATTTTTTTGCCAGTAATCTTTTTATATTCTTTTTTTAGAAACTTAACAATGTCGTTGAACATTTGTTCAATCTCTTGTTCAAATTTCTTTGGGCCTTGGCGGTGTACATCTTTCATGTTAATTTCGCCATGATAATTGATGCAAAGCTTGTTTCCGTGAAACTTTACCCCGAAACCATCCATGACTCTTTTATCAAGAATTGGATGCCCCTTTTCTCTTTTTAGGCCAACCTTCCCATGTTCAGCAGTGCCCTCATAGCCGGGAGTGTGATAACCATCGTATACACTTGCTGCCTGTGACAAGGCTTTAATAACATCCAGAGTTGTCTTTCCTTCATTTTTGTATGTCATCGTTTCTCTCCAATTCCTCTTTGCGCCATTTAGCAGTAGTTTCTTTTCTTTTAAGATAACATGCAAAACAACACTCATACTTGTTCATATAAACATCATCTCGCTTCTCAAAAGAATAGTTGCCACACGCTGGGCAAATTCTATTTGTATCTCTATTAATTAGTTTCTTGGGGATAAAAAAGCCCCCAGCATCAATGCGGTGCTGAAATTCATCATCCTGTTCAATTGTGATCTGTTCCTTTAATTGTTCAAGATATTCTTTTTCTTTTTTTTCGTCCCAAAACTTAGCTGGGTTTTGTATTGCAATTTCGCCGTATTTTTCTGCAATTGCTTTTTCTACCTTAGCGATGTAATTTAAGTCCTTCTTTTTATTCATTTTG